GCGGATCTCCTATTGGTTGATGACCCTCATTCGGAGCAAGATGTAATTAATGGTAATTTCTCAACATTTGAGAAAGCCTACGAGTGGTATACCTTTGGTGCCCGCACACGTTTAATGCCCGGTGGTAGGGTTGCAATTATACAGACCCGTTGGCATATGGATGATTTGACAGGACGTGTTATTAAAGATATGCAGAATGACAGAGCCGACCAGTTTGAAGTAATTGAGTTCCCTGCAATTCTTGAGATAGAGGATGCAGATGGGGAGATAACCGAGAAACCTCTGTGGCCTGAGTTTTTTGATTTAGAGGCTCTGTTACGCACTAAGGCTTCTATGCCGACGTTTCAATGGAACGCTCAGTATCAACAACATCCCACTGCCGAAGAAGCTGCCATAGTAAAAAGAGAATGGTGGAATCTGTGGATGAGTGAAGATGCACCCTCTTGTGAGTATATTATTATGTCTCTTGACTCTGCTGCGGAGAAACACAACCGTGCGGACTATACGGCACTCACTACGTGGGGTGTGTTTATGAACGATGAGGAAGGTGCGTATAATGTAATACTGTTAAATAGTATAAAGAAGCGGTTGGAATTTCATGAGTTAAAGGATCTGGCTATGCAAGAATACGCTGACTGGGAACCTGATTCGTTTATTGTGGAAAAGAAAAGTTCTGGGGTAGCTCTCTATCAGGAGATGCGGAGAATGGGGTTGCCGATACAGGAATATACCCCCCATAGAGGAACCGGAGATAAACTAGCTAGATTAAATTCTGTATCTGATATAGTATCGTCAGGTCTGTGTTGGGTTCCGCAGACCAGATGGGCAGAGGAAGTCGTAGAAGAGATAGCGGGGTTTCCGTTTATGAGTCACGATGATTTGGTGGACTCTACCGTGATGGCTCTTATGAGATTTAGGCAAGGCGGGTTTATACGTTTACCAACAGACGAACCGGAAGAACAAACATACTTTAAGCGTAAAGCGAGTGGGTATTACTAATGGCTATTGAGAAAGGTATAACGGTTGCACCGAAAGGAATAGAAGCAGAAGCTCTTTCAGAGGAACCTAAAGAGCTTGAGATAGAAATTGTAGATCCTGAAATGGTCACATTAGATGATGGTAGTGTAGAGATCACTATAATGCCTGACGCTAATATGACTGATTTGGCAGCATTTGACGCTAATCTAGCAGAAATGTTAGAGGATAAAGATTTGGCTATATTAGCCAATGATCTTTCGGATATGATCGAGTCCGATATGGCTAGTAGAAAAGATTGGGCGGACACATACGCAAAAGGTCTGGAGATAATAGGGTTTAAATATGAGGAGCGAACTACCCCTTGGGAAGGTTCATGTGGTGTTCACTCTACGGTATTATCAGAAGCTGCTATAAGATTTCAAGCTGAGACCATGAGTGAGACCTTTCCTGCGGCTGGTCCTGTGCGGGTCAAGGTGTTGGGTAAAGAGTCCAGAGAAAAAGAAGAAGCGGCAGCTCGTGTCAGAGCTGATATGAATTATCAGCTAACAGAGAACATGGTTGAGTACCGCCCCGAACATGAACGTATGTTATATAGTCTTGGGTTAGCCGGATCTGCATTTAAAAAAGTTTATTACGATCCTACTATGGGTAGGCAGACCGCAGTGTATATTCCAGCGGAAGATGTAATTGTTCCTTATGGGGCATCAAATATAGAGTTCGCAGAACGTGTCACTCATGTTATGCGGAGAACTCAAAATGAAGTAAGAAAGTTACAGGTTAACGGGTTTTATCGTGATATAGAATTAGGCACCCCCAGACCTTACCACAGTGATATTGAAGAACAAAAAGCAGAGGATGGTGGATACTCTCTTACTGACGACGATAGATATACTCTATATGAGATTCACGCTGATCTTGTAATAGAGGGTATTGATGAGGATGAAGGGGAAATAGCTAAACCTTATATCGTCACTATGGAAAGGGGTAATTACGAGATTCTTGCTATAAGACGTAATTGGAATGAAGAAGATCCTCTTATGTTAAAGAGGCAACATTTTGTTCATTACTCGTATGTACCCGGATTTGGCTTTTATGGGCTTGGTCTCATACATATAATAGGGGGGTACGCTAAAGCAGGTACTTCTCTTATACGGCAACTTGTGGATGCTGGTACGCTATCGAATCTTCCGGGGGGTTTGAAATCTCGTGGACTACGGATCAAAGGGGATGACACTCCGATAACTCCGGGGGAGTTTAAAGATGTAGATGTTCCATCTGGTAGTATCCGTGAGAATATAATGCCACTTCCTTACAAAGAGCCTAGTCAGACTCTACTGGCACTTCTTAATCAGATAACCACGGAAGGTAGACGGTTAGGCGCAATTAGCGATATGAACATATCTGATATGTCGGCTAATGCACCAGTTGGGACTACCCTAGCATTATTAGAACGCACTCTTAAACCAATGGCGGCAGTACAGGCTCGTGTACATTACGCTATGAAACAAGAGTTTAAGATGCTCAAAAATATCATAGCGGATTATGCACCCACAGAATACGATTATGAACCGATAAGGGGCGAGGTAACTGCTAGACAAGCTGACTATATGTTGGTTGATGTAATACCTGTTAGTGATCCTAACAGTTCAACAATGGCGCAACGTGTGGTGCAGTATCAAGCTGTGTTACAGATGGCGCAGCAGACACCGCAGATATATGATCTACCACAGTTACACCGTCAGATGATAGAGGTGTTAGGTATAAAGAACGCAGATAAACTTGTACCAATAAAAGAGGATATTAAACCTATTGACCCTGTTAGTGAAAATATGAATGCTTTGACTACTACACCAATAAAAGCATTTATTTATCAGGATCACGATGCACATATAGCTGCACATCAGGCGTTTATGCAAGATCCTTCTATCGGTGGTATAATCCAACAAAATCCGCAGGCGGGTCAGATACTTGCATCGTTACAAGCACATATAGCAGAACATCTTGGGTTTAAGTATCGTAGAGAGATGGAGGAGAAATTAGGCATACCATTACCAGCTCCAAGTGAAGAGATACCGCAGAATATGGAGGTTCCGTTATCTAAACTTATATCTGAGGCGGGCAAACAGTTATCTGACCAGCATAAAAAAGAGGCAGCACAAAAACAAGCCCAAGCTCAAGCTCAAGATCCTTTGTTCCAGCTACAACAAGCAGAACTACAAGTTAAACAAGCAGAGGCTCAACGTAAAGCTGCAAAAGATCAGGTAGACGCACAACTTAGACAAGCAGAACTACAACGTAAGGCTGTAAAAGATCAGGCAGATATACAAATTAAAGAACAGGAATTACAACTTGAGGCACAGGAGACTGGAGCTAAACTTGCAGCCGATAGAAGAAAAGACGAGACAAAACTTGACCTTGATATATTAAAGGCTACCAAAGGAAATTAATAAATGGCTAAAACCGTCTTTGACGTGCTTTCAGAAAAAATTAAAAAAGATATAGATTCTACAACAGAATTTCTTAGTGGTGGGGGAATAAAAGATTTCTCTCAATACAAGGAAGCAACAGGTATGATCCGAGGTCTAAATACCTGTCTACAATATATCGAAGACCTTTCGCGTACTTACTTGGATGATGACGATGACTGATTTAAAAATTGTTCCTACCGATGCAGAAACTGATGAAGAGTTAGATTTACAAATACCTGTACCTGTTGGTTACCGATTACTGGTAGCTATGCCAGAGGTTGAAGATACTTACGGTGATTCTGGTATTTTAAAATCTAATAAAGAGATTCATTACGATACTATTTTATCTACCATAGGTGTTGTACTTGATATGGGTCAACAGGCTTATGCTGATAAAGACAGATTTCCCACTGGTCCTTGGTGTAAGGTCGGTGATTATGTGATGTTTCGCATGAACACTGGCACAAGGTTTAAAGTAGGAGGCACTGAATATCGTTTAATGAATGACGATTCCATTGAAGCAGTTGTAAACGATCCTCGTGGCGTTACACGAGTGTGAGGAGATAAAAATGCCATTTCAAAAAGTAGAGTATACTTTTCCTGAAGGAGAAGAAAATACAATTGAAGTTGAAACTTCTAGTGCAGAAGAGATGAAAAAACCGGGCTTGAAGACAGTAGAAAAAACGGAAGAGGTTAAACAGGATATTGAGGTCGAGATAATTGATGATACGCCAAAAGCGGATCGCAATAGAAAACCTTCTGAGCCACCTTCTGATGTCACAGATGATGAACTAGAAGAATATTCTGACAAAGTACAGAAAAGAATAAAACATTTTAGTAAAGGCTATCACGATGAACGTAGAGAAAAGGAAAAAGCCTTTAGGGAGAAACAAGAGTTAGAGAATTATGCAAAAACTCTTATAGAAGAAAATAAAAAATTAAAAACTACAGTAGATAAAAACCAAGAAGTTCTATTAGAACAGGCTAAAAAAACTGCTGCTGGTGAAGCACTACTTGCAAAACGTGCTTATAAACAAGCGTATGATGCAGGTGATTCTGAAAAACTAATAGAAGCGCAAGAAAAACTAACCGCTGCTAAGATAAAAACAGATAAGTTAGAAAATTTCCGTGCTACTGCTTTACAAAAAGAAGAAGATACTGTACAAATACCAGAAAGTAATGCCCAACAAGAACCACAGGTTGACCAACGTGCTCAGAAATGGGCAGAAGATAATGCTTGGTTTGGTTCGGATAAAGCCATGACGGGTTATGTCATGGGGGTACACGAAGAGTTAGTATCTGACGGAGTTGATCCGACAGGTGATAAATACTACGAGACGATAAACTCTCGTATGCGTAAAGTGTTTCCAGACCAGTTCGGAGATGTTCCCGAAGAAGAGGTCGAAGAAACAAAAAAGAAGACAAATGTGGTTGCACCCGCTACGCGGAGCACTGCCCCTAAAAAAATTAGGTTGACGCAAACACAGGTTGCTATTGCTAAAAGATTAGGAGTTCCATTGGAACTATACGCCCAAAAGGTTGCAGAAGAAATGAGGAAGGAATAATGGCTGAAAACAAGTTGAAAGATTCTCGTACAAAACGAGATCAAGACACAAGGGAAACCACGCAACGAAAAAAAGCATGGACAAGACCTGAAGTGTTAGTTACTCCTGACCCTGAACCGGGCTGGGAATTTCATTGGGTTCGCGTAAGCACTCAAGGGCAACTTGACCCCACCAATGTTTCTTCAAAATTACGTGAGGGATGGGTGCCTGTAAAAGCAGAAGATTACCCGCAATTTGTAATTATGCACAATGAAGTGGAACGCTTCAAAGATAATGTTGTGCAGGGTGGACTTATGCTTTGTAAAGCACCTGCTGAGTTGGTTGAGGAACGTAACGCTTTTTATATGGATCAAACGAAATCTCAAATGCACTCAGTCGATAATAACCTCATGCGCGAAAATGATCCACGTATGCCTCTCTTTAATGAGAGGAAAACTAAAGTTACTTTCGGAAGAGGGTGATTTAATTTTTTAAGAGGACGCTAAAATGGCTTATCCAACGATAGATGCCCCTTACGGGCTAAAGCCTGTCAAGTTGTTAAGCGGTGTTCCATATGTGGGTACGGTTCGTCACTACAGTATAGCTAGTGGGTATGCTACCGATATCTTTTATGGAGACGCTGTGAAACTTGTAACGGCTGGTACCGTTGAACGTGATACGTTTGATGCTGCCATGACTCCAATAGGAGTCTTTATGGGTGTTTCATATACAGATCCTAGCACAGGACAAATAACCTTTAAACAATACTACCCTGCAAGCACCGCTGCTTCTGATATTAAAGCATATGTGTGTGACGCAACGGACGTGTTGTTTAAGGCAGTTGTTCTGTCTTCAGGAACCACTGTTGGGGATCTGGCACTGACTGACCTTGGAGCAAATGTGGCTGGTGTGAATAATGCAGGTAGTACCGTTACTGGTAATTCAAAAGCGGGTATATCTGACACTTCTGCTACTACTAGCTCCCTTCCATTCCGCATAGTAGAGTTAGTTGAAGAAACTAAAAACTCTTCTGGTGGGTTCACTGAGGCACTTGTGAAGTGGAACGCTGGACATGCTTTCGCTAACACAACTGGTATTTAAGGAGACTTGAGAAATGGCTATTTCAAGAGCGCAACTACTTAAAGAACTCCTTCCGGGCCTCAATGCCTTATTTGGATTGGAGTATGCAAAATACGGAGAAGAACACGCTGAGATTTATGAGACTGAAACCTCAGATCGTTCTTTTGAAGAAGAAACCAAGTTGTCAGGATTCTCTGCGGCACCTGTTAAAAATGAAGGTTCTGCAATAGAGTATGACAATGCACAAGAAGCGTTCACCGCACGGTACACGCATGAGACTATAGCTATGGGCTTTAGTTTGACAGAGGAGGCGATTGAAGACAATTTGTACGATTCGCTTTCTGCTAGATATACTAAAGCACTGGCTAGAGCTATGGCGTATACCAAACAGGTTAAAGCTGCTGCTATATTAAACAGTGCGTTTGATAGCGGTACTACCTACGGTGATGGCGTATCTTTGTGTAACACTTCACACCCACTTGTTTCTGGTGGCACTAACTCAAACCGCCCAGCAGTTGCTGCTGACTTGAATGAGACTTCTCTTGAAGCCGCAGTCATTCAAATTGGTCAGTGGACTGACGAGCGTGGTCTAAAGATAGCTGCACAACCCAGAAAACTTGTAATTCCTTCAAACCTTCAGTTTGTTGCTACTAGACTATTGGAGACAGAAGGACGAGTGGGAACAGCAGATAATGATTTGAACGCAATACGTAGTAATGGTTCTATCCCTGAAGGATATACAATCAACCATTATCTTACAGATACCGATGCGTTTTTCATTATGACCGACGTGCCAAACGGCTTGAAGCACTTTACTCGTTCACCAATGGCTACATCTATGGATGCAGACTTTGATACAGGTAATAGTCGCTATAAGGCTCGTGAGCGTTATTCTTTCGGTGTATCCGATCCCTTGGGGATTTTTGGGTCGCCCGGAGCGTAATTCTTTGTGGTGTAAGAAGAGGGGCGGCACTTGCTGCCCTTTCTTTTTTGTTTTATAGTATAACTATCCCTGACAGTTACATGGTGTGACTGACATTAGCCACGACAGGAGATAAACATGGCGAACACAACTTTTAACGGTCCCGTCCGTTCCGAAAACGGATTTACTGTAGTATCTAAAAATAGCTCTACCGGAGCTATAACAGATGTAGCTTCCATTGCCTCTACAGGTATTATTACTAACAAGTTTGTAAAGCACGTAGGTTTTGCTACGGGTGTCACTGTGAATACAACTGCTGGTGATAGCCCTGCAATCGGTGAATTTACACAGCCAGCAAATACCATTATCACAGACATAAAAATATTTTGTGTAACTGCTCCCGTTATTGGAACAGGTGATATCGGTTATGAGGTCGGCACATCTAGTTCTGGTGCTCAGATTGTAGCTGCACAAACAGATGAAATTTTGGACGGTGGTACTACCGTTGTAGTGGGTAATGTAACTGTTACTTCTTTGGTTTTACAAACCCAAGACGCTACTACTGCTCCAGCATCGGTTCAATATACTTCCGCAGAAAGAACAATTTTTTGTAATATCACTAACACGGTTGATGCAACCACTGCTGGATCGTTTACTTTTATTATTGAGTATGTACAGGTTGCATAATAGGAGGCAACAATGGCTGATGCAGTTACCTCACAAATACTGATAGATGGGCCTATTCATGTAGCTATGAAATTTACAAATGTTTCTGATGGTACAGGAGAGTCTGCTGTTACTAAAGTAGATGTAAGTGCCTTAGAGACTGGTCCAGATAGTAGAACATGTACTGGAGTAACTATAGAACGTATCTGGTGGCAATGTATAGGAATGAAAGTCCAAATTCTTTTCGATGCTAGTACAGATCAGTTTTGTATTGAACTCGGTGAAAATCAAAGTGGTAACCATGACTACAGTTTGTTTGGGGGTCTTAGTAATAATGCAGGATCTGGAAAGACAGGCGATATAAACTTTACAACTGTAGGTCACGCTAGTGCAGATACATACACGATAATTATGTATATGCGTAAGAACTATGCGTAACGATTATTACGGTAAGACAGAGACATGCCCTACTTTTAAAAAAGGTGGTATGAAAGGTATGTCTGTAAAAAGTGGTGATAAACGTCCTACCAAGCAAGGTGCTGGTATGACAGCAAAAGGGGTAGCTAAGTATAGGCGGCAAAACCCCGGTTCTAAACTACAAACGGCTGTAACGGAAAAGAAGCCAACTGGCAAAAGAGCTGCTAGGCGTAAGTCATTCTGCGCTCGCTCTGCTGGACAGATGAAAAAATTCCCTAAAGCTGCAAAAGACCCTAATTCTAGGTTGCGACAAGCGAGAAGACGATGGAGATGCTAAATGGCATATTTACAATCAAACATCCCGCATTTCAAGTGCTGGGTGCGAAAGGAGTTTACACATAATCATGAAAAGTACCACGGTGAATATTTACATGCACTGGCGATTGCGGTTACAGCTATACCGGATAGATCACTTAGTTTTCAAGTAGTGTTTACTGGAGCAGAGACATATAACGATGAGAACGAGCCAAACATACATGGTGGAGCAATGTGGGCTAGGATGCCCATAGAAGCTCTTGTAGGAGATACAATATTAGAGCAATGGCCCGAACCTATGTTGCCACGTTTAGCGCAACCTTGGGACTGTAGCTCACGAGGACATCAGGTACATGTTTATGACAGGACAAGTTCAAGTCCTTGGGTATGTAAGATAGACGGAGAGTTTCACACAGGTAAGTACATGTTTACAGTGGATTATACAGATAGTAGTATTTCTGATGACCCTGCTCAACATAAACAGAGCCATGTGATAGAACTTACCGATGCAGGAGAATGGACAGGTAATATAGTAGCTCTTCCCAATAATAGGGTCAGAGTTACAAATCCTGCTCTTTGGGAATGTGGCGAAGGTGCTCCAGATTTCAGACCTAGCCAATGGGTTCTTAGTGCAGAATGTGATAGTAGCTATATGGACCCTGAAGTTACATTTGACAATTTATATTCGGAGAATGGTAATGGCAAAGATGAAGATGGTTAAAAGCCCAGATGGAAAGATGGTTCCTGACTTTGCGGCTGATGGTAAAGGTAAAATGGCTGGTGGTGGTATGATGAAATCTAAGATGGGTATGAAAATGGGCGGACTTAAAAAACCCACCGGAGACCAGAAAGGTCTGAAGAAATTACCTACGGAAGTTCGTAACAAAATGGGTTATATGAAAGGAGGAGGTATGATGAAAACTAAGGGTTACGCTAAAGGCGGTATGAAAAAGATGATGGGTGGTGGTATGGCTATGGGTATGGACCCCCGTAAGAAACGTAAAGATATGATGGGTCTTGGTGCTGCTGCTTCACCTATGATGAAGGGCGGTGGCATGATGAAGACTAAGATGAACACCAAAGGAGGTATGAAAGGTGGTGGCATGATGAAGACTAAGATGAACACCAAAGGAGGTATGAAAGGTGGTGGCATGATGAAGACCAAGATGGGCACCAAGGGTGGCATGAAAGGTGGTGGAAAGGTCAGAGGAGCTGGAATCGCTCGTAAGGGTGTTAGACCAGCAAAAATGCTATGAGAAGATATTACAAAAGTGGGGGTAAGATATGCCCAAAAGGAAAAGCTTGGGCAAAACGTACTTTTGATACATACCCTTCTGCATATGCAAATATGGCAGCTTCTAAATACTGTAAAGACCCTAATTACGCAAAGGGTGCTAAAGGTAAGAAGAAAAAATAATGGGCCAACTAAAAGACTGGGTAAAACAGGACTGGGTTAGGATCGGTACAGACGGAAAGATCAAGGGTAAATGTGGTACTTCTAAAGATAAGAAGAACCCGGATCGTTGCCTACCTAGAAGCAAAGCACAATCATTGAGTCAGAGTGAGAGGGCTACTACTGCCAGAAAGAAAAAGAAAGCTGGGGCAAAAGGAAAAACCGTGGTAGCAAACACACCAAAAGCTAAAGTAAGAAACATGAGAGAAGGTGGTTTAGCAAGGGGTAAACGATCTATTGCTAGAGGCTGCGGTGAAGTAATGGAAGGCAGGCGTAAAAAAACTCTGTACGTGTAGGAAATAATTATGGCTACATCAGGTACTACCGCGTTTGATATGGATTTTACTGAAATAGCTGAAGAGGCTTGGGAAAGAGCTGGACGTGAGATGCGTTCTGGTTATGACCTCAGAACAGCTAGACGCTCTATGAACCTAATGACAATAGAGTGGCAAAATAGAGGTATAAATCTTTTTACTATAGACGAAGGCACTGTTAGTCTAACAGAAGGTACAGGACAATATACTCTCCCCGCAGACACTATTGACTTATTAGAACAAGTTATACGAACTGATAGTGGTACCTATCCGACACAATCTGATCTTAACATAACACGTATTAGTGTAAGCACTTATGCCTCTATTCCTAACAAGTTAATACGTGGTAGACCCATACAGGTGTACATAGAAAGGTTGGTAGATGCGCCTAAAATAAATGTATGGCCTGTACCAGATAAAAGTAATTACTATGTATTTAAGTATTACAGAATGCGTAGGATACAAGATGCTGGTAGTGGTATTGAAACAGCAGACATGAACTTTCGATTCTTACCCTGTCTTGTTGCAGGACTTGCATACCATATAGCTATGAAAGATCCAGAACTTGCAGTTAGAATACCTTTATTAAAAGAAGTTTACGAAGAGCAGTTTGCTCTAGCTGCCGCTGAAGATAGAGTAAAAGCACCTGCTAGGTTTGTGCCTCGTATAGGGTACATCTAATGTCTACTAGGTTTGCCTCTAACAAGCGTGCGATAGCTGAGTGCGATATTTGTGGTTTTCAATATAAGTTAAAAACTCTTAGAGACATAGTAGAGAAAGGTAGAAATACTCATTTAAAAGCCTGTAATGAATGTTGGAATGAGGATCACCCCCAACTTAGGTTAGGCGAGTTTCCTGTGTATGACCCACAAGCTATTCGTGATCCGAGACCTGATAAAAGTTTAGGTGATGCAGGGTCCACAAGTAGTAGGGTAACGCAGTGGGGATGGAATCCAGTTGGCGGTCCTACGTCTTTTTATGATAATCTAGTTCCAAATACGTTGGTAGGCACAGGCAGTGTAGGCACAGTTACGGTGACAACATGACTATGACATATACACAGTTAAAAACAAATATTGAGGATGTAGTAGAAAATTCGTTTACTACGGATCAACTTAATTTATTTATACAGCAAGCAGAACAAAAAATATATAACGCTGTGCAGTTCCCTGCGTTACGAAAAAATGTGACTGGTACAATAACATCTGGGGTAAAGTATTTAACAGTACCTACTGATTTTTTATACGTTTATAGTTTATCTGTTATTGATTCTAGTAGTAATTATATATTTCTTCTAAATAAAGATGTTAATTTTATACGGGAGGCTTATCCTGTCGCAGCCACTACAGGAGTCCCCAAGCACTACGCTCTTTTTGACCAGACATCTTTTTTGTTAGGTCCAACACCTAATAGTGCATACACAGCCGAGCTGCATTATGGGTATTACCCAGAATCTATTGTTACCGCCAGCTCTACTCCTTGGTTAGGTACTGAATTTGATTCAACACTTCTTAACGGTTCTTTAGTGGAAGCCGCTAGATTCTTAAAAAGTGAACCTGATGTCATTGCTATGTACGATAAGATGTATGGCGAGTCTATGTTATTATTAAAGAGTCTTGGAGATGGTAAGTTACGAGCTGACACGTATCGTTCTGGACAACCTAGGTTTGAGGCAAGGTAATGTTTAACATTGAAATGGGTTTGTCTCAAACTGGAGTAGTAGGAGTAGAGACTACTGAATATAAAGGACATGATGTGGAGTTTTGGGCAGATCGAGCTACACAACGTATTGTATCTGTAGGGGGCGATTGTCATCCAGCAATACAAGAACAGGCAGAAGCGTTTAAAAAACAGGTATTTAATACGATTGTTTTTTATATGAAAGAAGCAATCAAAAGTGATAGAACTACTTTATACGGTACGTTGGAGAAAAACCAACAAGGTGATTTAGCAAAAATAATTAGGAGGATTTAATGTCTATATCTCAAGCGATGTGTACAAGCTTCAAGAAAGAATTGATGGAGGCGAAACACAATTTTTTAAATAGTGGTGGTAATACATTTAAGTTAGCAATGTATACAAGCTCCGCAAGTCTTGGGGCAGGCACCACTGCTTACACTACTTCCAACGAAGTATCTGGAACAGGATACACAGCAAAAGGTAACACGTTAACACGGGTTGATCCCACCACCAGCAGCACTACAGCGTTTACTGACTTTGCAGATACTACTTTTAGTACAGCAACACTGACTGCAAGGGGGGCATTAATCTTCAACGAAGATACTTCTGGTGATACATCTGTTTGTGTTCTTGATTTCGGTGGGGATAAGACCTCTACGGCAGGAGACTTTACCATAGTGTTTCCGACAGCAGATGCGAGTAATGCGATCATACGGATAGCATAGTATGGCAAATATTAACGGTTGGGGTAGAGGTGCTTGGGGCGAAGGAGCTTGGGGCACGGCCTTACCTGTTAATGCTACAGGAGTAGTAGGAACCTCTGCCGTTGGCAGTGAGTCAGTAATAGCCAAAGCAAATGTATCCGTTACGGGGGTAGCAGGGACTTCTGCTTTAGGTAGTGAGTCGGTAGTAGCAAAAGCCATTGTATCGGTTACAGGAGTGGCAGGGACTTCTGCTTTAGGTAGTGAGTCGGTAGTAGCAAAGGCCACTGCTTCTGCTACAGGGGTAGAAGGAACCGGAGCAGTAAATGCCCCCTCTGCGGTTATAGGCGCAGCAATAGTTGGTGTATCGGCAGTAGCGTCTACCAGTGGTCTTGGTGATGAATCTGTAATATGTGCAGCAAATGTATCAGTAACCGGGGTTGTTGGAACTTCTGCACTTGGCGATGAAAGTCTAGTAACAAATAATAATGTATCAGTTACAGGACTAGTTGGGACTTCTGCTTTAGGTAGTGAGTCGGTAGTAGCAAAAGCAAATGTATCCGTTACAGGATTATCTAGTACAAGTGAGTTAGGTGACGAATCTGTAATTGCGAAAGCAACTGCTTCTGTCACTGGCCTATCAGGTACAAGTGCATTAGGTGATGAGTCTGTAATTGCAAAAGCAAATGTATCAGTTACAGGTCTGGTTGGAACCTCTGCGATAGGTAGTCAGACAGTTCGGACAGTGAATAGTGTTCCTGTTACTGGTGTTTTTGCTACTGGGGCAGTACAATCCGTTCTTGTGTGGGGTAACATAGATACTTCCCAAACACCGAATTATAGTGCTGTATCTGTTACACAAACGCCTAGTTGGACTGGTATATCAACTACGCAGACACCAAATTTTAGTGTTGTATCCACTACGCAAACGCCTAGTTGGAGCACAGTGTCCACTACGCAAACGCCTAGTTGGACTGATATTGCAGCGTGAGGATAACAAATGGCTACTTATGTAAATGACTTACGATTAAAAGAAATAGCAACGGGCGACTCTTCAGGAAGTTGGGGCACGGAGACCAACACAAATCTTGAACTTATAGCAGAAGCTATGGGTCATGGTTCTGAAGCAATCGCTAACGCATCTAC